TGAAATAGTAAGTTAAAGATATAATGCATGAAAGAGAGATAAACTACGATGCAAAGAAAGCAATACACAAAGAAGATAAAAAATACAAAGCTGTTGGTGAAATGAAAGGATCTTCACTACATATGGGTCATAGCCCTATGCACAAGCATTGCACTTCTGCTTTACGTTATAAAACTCCTGTGAAAATGGAAAACGTAATTGATCGCGACGCTAAATCTTCTGGTGAAAACCAGTATGATAAGTACGGAAAATAAAACAGATTAGGACTGTACAAACCTTGCTAAACACAAACACTAACATTAACACTAACACAAACACAATGGCAAAATTTATCGAAATTCCAGTAACAAGTGGAACTGCTCACTTTGCTGGTAAAAAGTTAATTAATGTTGAAGATGTATCAGTAGGTTTTTGTAGTGCTGCTAATGCTGTTAAATTATTTTTAGGGACAGGAGCAAAGCACATCGCACTTACAACAACTGCAGCTAAAGGTATTGATGTATTAAATGCTTGCAACGCGGCTATGACAGCTAACCCAGGTGGAATCAAAGCTAAAGTACAATTAGCAGCTGGAGTAGAAATTACAGCAGTAGCAGTAGCATAATCATGAAATCAACGGGTTTAGGAGACGATATAGAAAAGTTTACTAAAGCTACTGGTATCAAAAAAGTAGTAGACACAGTTAGCAAGGGACTTAATATCCCTTGCGGTTGCGCTGCTAGAAAAGGAGCATTAAATAAAATGTTTCCTTATAAAAATGTAGAATGTTTAAATGAAGATGAATACATATATCTAAAAGGTTTCTTCAACCAACAAAAGAATGTAGTAAATGCAAGCGAACAAAAAGGATTGCTAATAATACACAATAGAGTATTTGGAACTAATAAAGAACAATCAAGTTGTGGTAGTTGTGTAAAGGGATTAGTTGAAACAATGAGAAGATTATATAACGAATATGAATACGAAAGAGAAAGTAAAAGCAATTGAAAAAAAGCTATTAGTATTTTTAAATAAGTACAGAACAAATACAGAACAGAAAAATGAGCAAAGCAGATTTAATACCATTCAAAAAAGGACAGTCAGGAAATCCTAAAGGTAGACCAAAAGGTAGTAAGAATAGAAGTACAATTCTAAAAGAAATAGCAGAGCTTAGAACAAAAGGAATTCATCCAGTTACTGGTGAAGAAGTTTGGATGACTAATGAATATAGAATGGCTATGGCTGTTATAGAGAAGGTTATACAAAAAGGAGATGCACAAGGCTTGAATATGGTGTTAGATAGTATCTATGGCAAGCAGAAAGATTCTGTTGATGTAAACACTACTGAAGAAGTTAACTTTGATTTTAGAGAAGTAATTGGAAGAATTAAATCTCAATAAAAAATATTTAGTATTTAAAGAATCAGTTTCAAGTTACTTTATAGTAACTGGTGGTCGTGGTTCTGGTAAATCATTTGCTGTTAATTCAATACTATTACTACTAACCTACCAAGCTGGTCACACAATACTATTTACACGATTTACTTTAAGAGCTGCAAGCATTAGTATCATTCCAGAATTTATTGAGAAGTTAGAAATATTAAATCTAATTGATAAATTTAAAATAACAAAGGATGAAATAATTAACAAGGGTAACGGAAGCAAGATAATATTTAGAGGTATTAAAACAAGCTCAGGAGACCAAACAGCTAATCTTAAATCATTACAAGGCATTACTACTTGGGTAATGGATGAAGCAGAAGAAATGAATGACGAAGATATATTTGATAAAATAGATTTATCTGTACGTCATAAAGTACAAGAAAATAGAGTTATATTAATACTTAATCCAACAACTAAAGAACATTTTATTTATCAAAGATGGTTTGAAGATAGAGGAGTTGCTGCTGGTAGTAATATAACTAAAGAAGATACTACATACATTCACACAACATATTTAGACAATATAGACAACCTTTCAGAAAGCTATATTAAGCAGATTGAAACAATGAAGGTTAGAAGGCCAAACAGATACAAGCATACAATTGAAGGTAGTTGGCTTGATAAAGCTGAGGGTGTTATTTTTACTGATTGGAGTATTGGAGAGTTTCAACAAGTAGGTAAAGTTGTATTTGGTCAAGATTATGGTTTCAGCAATGACCCAAGCACATTAGTTAAAACAAGTATAGACAAAGAAAATAAAGTTATCTATATACAACTATGTTTCTACCAAACTAAACTAACTACAAGCGAGATAGCAGTATTAAATAAAAAGTTTGCAGCAGATAATTTAATAGTTGGTGATTCAGCAGAACCAAGATTAATAACAGAACTTAGCAGAGATTGCAATGTAGTACCAGCAATTAAAGGTCAAGGTAGTATTACATACGGAATAAGCTTACTACAAGATTATGATTTAGTAATTACTGAAGATAGTACAGATTTAATAAAAGAGTTAAATAATTATTGTTGGTTAGAAAAGAAATCACAAACACCAGTAGATAATTTTAATCACGCTATTGATGCGCTGAGGTATGCAGTTAGCTATCAATTACAGAATCCAAGTTTAGGTGAATATCACATTTATTGAAGCGTTGCTTAAGCCACCCTTAAGCATTTAGATAAGATAAGAAAAGATAAGATATTAGAGGCAGCCGATTTATATTAGTGTAAGTCCTCAGAAATTTATTATATTTGATTAAGCAAAAAATTAATTTGCGTTTTGGTTAAAGTAGGTAGTCGGCACAAGAGCGTTACCTATTTTTTTTATATTTGTATATAACGATTCACTAATTAAAACGTTTATATATAAATGAAACTTACAATTAACATACCTGAAACTCTAAATGAAGTTACATTAAAGCAATACCAAAAGTGGTTAAAGATTGCTGAGGGTAAAGAACTGGATTCATTTCTACAACAGAAGATGATTGAAATCTTTTGTAATATACCACTAAAGAATGTTCTACAAATAAAAGCAAGCGACATTAATAATATTACTGAAGAACTTACAAAGCTGTTTAGTAATACACCTAAGTTTATAGATAGATTCGATATGAATGGTAAAGAATTTGGATTTATACCTAAACTCGATGACATTAGCTTTGGTGAATATGTTGACTTAGATACTTACCTTGCTGACTGGGAGTTCATGCATAAAGCAATGGGTGTTTTATTTAGACCAATAACATTTAAAAAGAAAAAGCAATACTTAATAGAAGATTACGATAGTGCTGAAAAGTACGACATGACAGAAATTACTTTAGATGTTGCATTTGGTGCGCTTGTTTTTTTTTGGAATTTAAAGAGCGAATTACTGAAAACTACCCTGAATTATTTAGCAACTCAGGAGGAGGTAGAGCTTCCTCAGCAAATGCGGGATTCGCTGCAAAATGGGGCTGGTATCAATCTATCTACGGACTTACTAATGGGAACATTCTTAAGTACAATGAAATTACCAAATCAAAACTCCACACCTGTTTAATGCACTTAGCATTTGAAAAAGATAAATATGAATTAGAACAACAGATACTTAAAAGAAGCCAACGATGACAAAAGAAGATATATTAGAAGAATTAACAGAACGCAATTTATTAATTGAGAATGAACACATAATTCTAGTTGATGGTTTTGAAGAAGCGTTTTTAGGTATTACAGCTAATAATCCAGTACAAGCAATATATGACTATTGGATATGTTTAGATTTATTAATACAAAGAGATAATATGGATTTTGATAACGCTATTGATGACTTAGATGAATTTATAAATCAAGATTTAGGAGAACACACACCAAGATATATAAAAGTAGTATGAACAGTTTTTACAATATAATAGATAAAATAAAAGAAGTAATTGTTGCAGAACCATTTAACAATGAAATTACATTTGGTGATATAGCTGATATTGATTTAAAGAAGCAGAGCTTGTTTCCATTATCTCACGTAATGGTTAACAATAGTACAATAAACAACAATTATGTAACTTTTAATATTACTATCTTCTTTATGGATTTAGTAGATATTAGCAATGAGCAAGTAACAGATTTATATAGAGGCAATGACAATAGGCAAGATATATTAAACACTCAATTAGCATTAGCAACAAGAGTTATACGAGTTTTACAAAAGAGTGATTTATATAGAGATAAATTTGAGCTAATTAATCCTGCTAGTTGTGAACCATTCACAGAAAGGTTTGATAATATGCTTGCTGGTTGGGCTGTTACTTTTGATTGTGGTACTAAAGACGAAATGACTTATTGCTAATGGGATATTATCAAAGAGCAATAGAAAAATACGCTAAATGGGTTGTTGAACAATCTAAGCTAAATTTAAAAAAACCTAAAAAACCTTTTGGTAAATCAAGTAATTCGTCAGGTAAATTGTTAAACAGCTTGGATTATAAAATTCAAGGAGATAAGATTTCTTTTCTTAAGTGAAGATTATGGACAGTTTATTGATAAGGGTGTTAAAGGTGCTAAATCAACATATCCTGAAAGCTCTGCAAGTCCATTTAAATACACTACTAAACAACCTCCAAGTTCAGTATTTGACAAGTGGAGTATTAGAAAAGGTATTGCACCAAGAGATAAACAAGGTAGGTTTGTAAGTAGGCAATCACTTAATTTCTTAATTTCAAGAATTATTAAAAACAAAGGTATTAGAGCAACATTATTTTTTACAAAACCATTTGAACGTGGTTTAGATTTATACGGAGATGAAATAGTTGCTG